AGCTATGGACAACTATATATTACCTTATATATTAAGTCCTGATTATCAAAGAATAGATTCAGACATAGAAAAAAGAGAACGTTTGAAACAACTTATAAACTCTTATAGAGGTGTTTCTAGAACTAAAGTATTAAAACCAACTGATTTTGATACTGCTCATGAAAGACATAGAAAATTTAAAGCTAGATATTTTGATATACCTAAAGCTAAAAGAGCTTTTATTGAAGAAGAATATGGTAAAAAGTTTAATAAAAATTTGTTAAGAACAGAAAATGTATTTGGTTTTACTGGAGATTATCAAAAAGGTTTGGAACTATTTTTAGATATATATGGTGAAAGAGATTTATTTCCTACTAAAGCAAAAGAGTTTAAAACTCTACAATAATCACCACAGTCCTAGTAACCTACCATTGCCTACAATTATAAATAGGCAAGTAACTATGTGCAAACTATACCAAAATATTTGTGCAAACTTAAACAAATAAATGTCTCATTATACCCATAGCTAAAGCTGCACATGCTACCCCATTCACCATAAGTAAGGCTCTATCATGCCATATGTAAGCCATACCTGCTAGTAGACCTGTACCTATACATGATGCCACTAAATCATAAAAGGGCAACACTCCTGCTGCCCTGCATATAATCCCTGACATAATTAAGAATGAACCTGACCATTTTAAATACCAAGATAAATCATGGACAGGTGTAACTTTGTTAACGAGTGTCTCCTGACCCTTGTAACTTTCCTCTTTGTTTTCTGTCATTAAGTTTCTCCAAATTATTTTCCATTATTTTACCAAGACTGACATCAACTTCTGAAGCTAACATTGCACAATACCATAGTACGTCTCCTACTTCTGATGCTACATCTGACTGTGTTCCGTCACGAATAAGTTTTTTAACTTTACCTGCAACTTCTCCTGCTTCACTGACAAGACCAAGAGATAGATAAGGTAATGCATCTTTCTTAGGATAAATAGCAGTTGCCTTTGCTTTCTCTTGATACTCATCTGCAGTAATCATACTTTTATTCTTAGACTGCATGAACTTCTTTGCTTCTTCTTCTAGCTTCATCACGTTTTACTTTCTCCAACTGCTTAAAGAATGCAGAGTTATAACCTCTCTGCCACTCTCTATGTTGCATGGTATTGGTATTATAAGGACTAACTGTCGCTATAATCTTGTGACCATCAACATTTTTTATGTATTGCTTACCTTTAAACGCATTTATTCCTCTTTCAAATTGAATACGTAAAGGTGCATCGTATTTACTTAGATTTGGATTCCTTTTTTTCTTTTTCATTTTCCTGTCTCCTTTCAAAATATTTAATTACCATTGCTAGTCTGTCATCAAATTGAGCAATCTTTTCTATTTCTTTATCAATAGTTTCTTGTATATCAGAATGCTCTCCTATTCCAACAGTTGTTCTTAAATAAACTTCTACATTAGCTATGTGTTTATTTATGTTTCCTACATAATAGGACTTTAGTGCTGCTAATAGCATCTCTCTCATAGTTTACTCCTTTCTGTTAACTTGCTTCAATATCAACAATCTCACAAACACCTGCAGTACATGCAAGTTCTTTGCTACCACTTGTTGTATCTTCTTTTTCAAACTCCTGTAGCTTACTCCAATCAATAGAAGTTGGCATAGATTCCATGAGTTTGTTATACTCTTTCTCATCAATATCTTGATAAGGTGCTTGTTTATAAGTGTGCTCACTAAAAGGTAAGAAGGATATACCTGATACTTCATCAAAGTTTTCATACACCCATGCACCTACTTCCATCCACTCATTCTCTTTAACAGAAACAGTTACAGATGGTTTGTGCTCACACCAATGCCTTTGAAACGTTAGCCAATAATCTAACTGTTCAACTGCAGTCATCTCAGTTCTAGTTATTGCACCTGTTGGTGCTTTCATAGGAAAGCTAAACACTGTCGTGCTATCAGGCTTCATAACATCAGGCTCATTAGGTATGAGTGATTCTTTCATGAACTGAGTAATAGGGTCTTTATTATCACCACGTACAGTTCTAATGTAATATGGATTGTGTCTTGCATGAATGCCACTAGCACTATCCACTAACTGTGACACAGTTCCTGATGGTTTAATACAAGTAATTGCAGTTGATTGAGGTATGCCTAATACTTTAGATATTTGTAAATTAGTTTCTACTGCAACTGCTCTTAACTGTTCAAGAGTATCATCCAATGATGCATTTTTAGGAGATAACAAAGGACAGTCTAATATACCTGTTAAAGATACACCTAATAATCTTTCTTCTTCTGTGTTATCTTTCCATACTTTACGTAAATATTTAAAGTCAGTTAAAGTAGATTGAAATGTACCAAGAATAGTTGATAATCTAACTTTTTCTTTTAGACTATTTAAATCATCTGTTTCACGTGCAACAACTTCAGTTAAGTTACAGAACTGATAAGGTCTAAGAATGATTTCACTACACGGATTACATCCAAAGAAATATTCTTCTTTTCTTCTACCATTTTCTTTTACTTTATTTACTGCTGCTTTACGATTGAAGATACCACGTTCTCCTGATTTAGATTCATATAATGCAGTCCATTCTCTCATGAATGTACCCATATCAGGTTTACCCTTATATGCAACAGAGTTATTAGCCAATGCTCTCTGTCCCTCATTCTCCCACCATTGACCTGCTTTAGCATGTCTCATTTGGTCATCTCCTAAGTTAGACAAAGAGATGAGAGCAGAACGTCTAACACCACCTACAACTACAACTTCACCTATCTTGCACATAATGTCATGGCATTCAATAGGGTATAATCTTCTACCTCTAGCACCTTTAAACTTCTCAATACAGAAGTCAAATAGTTCTTCTAATGGAGCAGGACCTGATGCTCTACCACCAAACGTTTTAAGTCTAGCACCTGCAGGTCTTACCTGTGATACATCCCATTTAGGTATTTGACCTACATATAACATAGCAATCATTTCACGCAATGCTCTTGCCCATCCGGGTCTACTATCTGCAACTGTAATCACAGTCGTGCTATCTTCAAAGTGCTCATTAACTACAGGTAGCTTATCTACATTCTCTCTTTCAACAGAGAAACCTACACCTGTGCCACACATAAGTATGTACATGCATTCATCAAATGAACGTGGGCTATCTACAGGTATGTAGCTACAGTTGTAACCTGCAACGTGACATCTATCTAATGCTACACCTGATGTCATCAAGGCTCTCATACTAGGCATAATACCTAAAGACATGATGCCATTAGTTAGTTTTTCTCTAAGAGCTTTAGTTAAAGTGTAACCATGCTTTTGATTCAAATGATTACTCATATAATCAAAGTATCTTTCTACAGTTTCATTCCATGTTTCTCTTCTTTGCTCGTCATCTTTCCATCTTGCATAGCGAGACAGAGCAATAAAGTTCTGATAATCAGTTGGTAAATAGTTATTCATTGTCTTTCCTCTCTTGTAATATTCTTATGTTTTTAACAGATACCCCATCTATTTCATGTATAAGGTCGGTTATGTAGTCTTGCATTTCTTCATCTAAATTATTATCAGAAGGTACAGGATACTCTTCAGGGTCTACATGAAGAGATAACATAACTTTAAGTTTTATCGCCATCTTCTAACTCATCAATTAACTCATTGAGATACCATTGTGCTTTCTTTAAATCTTCTACACCATTCTTGTACCTGTATCTCCATAGGTACTTCATAATATTTCCTTGTAAGTAATATTCATAACCTGTGTCTGTCATAGCTCTTATTGCATCAATAGTTTCTATACCTGACTTATTATAGTGTGGTGGATTATTAACCATGTCCATAGTTTGTTTATGGTCTGATTGTTCTTGTGCTTGTTTTCTCATTATACTACCTACCTCTCTGTAATGCTTTCTAAGTGACTCTCTATACATTCCCATTAATGTATATCCTTGAAGTTTACAGTTATAACATTATCTTTAATTTTGTCAATAGTTTTCTTAGCTTTACCATTTACTTCACTACTATCATCAGGTGAATGTAGATAATCATATACTTTCTTTCTATAAGATGGGTCATCCTCCATCAAAGCTAATGATGCACATGCCATCTGACATACTTGTTCTAATCCAAAAAAGCCATCATCATCTATGTTTAATCTTCTTGCTTGGATAGCTAACTGATACTGTCCTTGCCATTCTCCATTTTTATTTATATCAGGAATAACCTCTATAAAAAAATGATTGCCTCTATTATTAAATGTTTTCATATTTATCTCCTTACTTTTTTGCCCACAAACTTTATGAATGCAGGATGTTTATTCTTTCCTTTTTCTTTTAACCACTCTTCAGGTATTATTCTATCACAATATCTAAAATCATACTTCCAACACCATTGTGCATAAGTAGACTTTGCACCTTTATACAACTTTACTTTGCTATTTGTAAATACAAACCTAATGTCTAACTTAGGATGTTGTTTTTTAATAGCCAAATGTTTTCTTCTATCAGAGGCTAAAAATCTTCCTTTTGTTTCTATTATTATTCCGTTATCTAAAATAAAGTCAGGGGTATAGGTGCGATAAGATAAGTCTTCCCATTCTATCTTTATGGCTTCATAGGAGAAATTGAACTTATGTTCTTTTAGATAGATAGATAACTTATGTTCTAATCCACTCCTATACCCATGCTTCAAAGCATTACGATATGCTTTATGAGGAGACATCTACAGGAAAGTTCTCCAACCTGTAAATGGACTCCATTCTTTATAAGAAGAGCTAGTATTATAGGTATAACCCAATGCTTTTAGCTCTTCCTTAACTGCTTCGTCTGCTAATTTCTTAGCTTCCATAGCATCCTTTAAACCTTTCGTTCTCATTTCACGATAGGCTTTTTTAGCTTCGGCTAACTCTTTTTCCATATTCTCAATGTTAGCTTGTAGCTCTTCAAGTTTTTTCTCTGACATTATTTTGCTCCTTTCAGTTTAACATATTGAACCATCTTAGGTTCTTTTGCTTGAGACATTTGTGCAGGTAACTCTTGTAAACTTTCCCAACACGATTGTCTAAAACTACAAAACGTACAGTTCTTATTCAGAACTAAATTACCTGTTTCCTTTCCTCTGAATACTTCAGGTTCAGGTTCAAAGCAACGTTTAAATACATTATTGTTTACAGTATCAACAGTATTTTTTATCTTAGTTAATTCTTCACTAATGTCAATACCATCTGCAGATACATATTTAAACTTACCATTTGCTTTATTGACAACCCACCAACCACCTGCTTTCTTACCTGATGCTTTGGCATATCCTGCTAACTGTCCTATATAACCAAAGCTATCACCATTCTTCAAAGAATCAAATGATTCAAACTTATATTTATAAGACCAATCAGATGCAGATTTGATATCATCCACAGAGTCATTGATAACAATATCATATGTACCTGTTACAACTGTGTCAGAAACATTCAAGCCTACATTCGCAGAGTTCTCATACTTAGCACCTGCTTCTTTGAGCAACCCCTTGAAAATTGCTTCCACAATGTCTCCAAGCAACATGTTCATTACGAAGTTATTACCTCTTGGTAATGCCTTCTCAGGATGATTCTTTTCAAACCACAGTTGGCAGGTGGGTCTGCCTATATTAGACATTCTCAGTCTAAACTTTTTGTCTCTCTTTTTGCCAAACTGTTTCTGCATAGCATCTTTGATATCTTCACAAACTTGGTCTATGGTTTCATCAGATATTGTAGACTTACCATTAGAGGCATCGTCTAGATACTTATGCAGTAACAGTTCAACTGCGTGACTAAGATTTGGAGTCATCTTCTAGTTCAACGTCTATAAACTGCTCAACAGTTTTTATCTCATCTTCAGAGACTTCATCCTGTTTCTGTGCAACGCTATCATCCCACTTTCTAAGGATGTTATCATTGTGAGCTTTGACCCAATCTAAGAAATCACCAAATGTCTTATGGTCTTCCTCAGATATCTCTAGTTTATTAGTATAGTCAACCTTTAACGTAGGTTTGTAATACTTCTCTCCTGTTGCACTAGTGAAATAGACTTCAGAACCATCTAATACAATCTCATGTTGTAAAGGCAATCTCTCCATTCGTGAGAACTTAGAGAATATATCCCCAACATCTTTATAGATTGATGTAGCTTTTATCTCCCATAAAACAGGGAATGCAGGTAATTCTTCTTGCACTTCCTTGCCATCTATTAGTTTTACAGGTTTCTCTAACTCCAAAGTACCAAAGACAACTCTGTGTCTCTTCACCTCTTTGATAGTGGTTTTTACTGATTCAGGTAATGCTTGGAAGTCTTTGACAAAACCTGCAGGTTTACCACAGTTAAATGTACCAAAGTCATCTTTCAAATCTATATTTAGATTATCTGCCATAATAGTATTAGAATACTTATTAATGTCTGGAAAGTATCTTTTGTACATAAACCTTTGTAAAAAAGGTCTGAATTTTGCTTTAGTAGAAAAGTAATGTACATTAACATCTCCTACCTTTTCAAGCATAATACTCCCTGCTTTTACTAAAACGTTTTCCTCTCCTAGTATAGGCTTATTTTGCATCTTCAAGCGATTGAGAACATTAATTTTTCTTTCTCCACCACTGACAGGCAAACCCATTGCCTTTGCCATAGAGGCATAACTTTCAGTATTTATTGTTACTACTTCATTCATTAGTATTTACTCCTTTCAAAAGATTATTAGTTATATCATGCAATGTCTTTTGTGTCAAGCCAATTATCACCTATTTTTGACTCTAACAAAAGAGGAACATTAAAATCAATACCAAACTGTGTATTCACAATATTGGTTATGTCCTGATTAATAGTTTTAAGAATAAACACAACCTTGTTTATCTCATCAGGATGAACATCTATTACAATAGAATCATGTACTGTGTTAACAATACAAGACTGTAACAACTTCAGTCTCTCTTCTATGTGGATAAGAATTAGTGGAACAATATCTGCAGTTGCAAAACTCTGCACAGGATAGTTTTTTATCTGTGTAAAGTGTGATACTGCACCACTTCTTCTTCTTTCTACATCAGGAAAGGCAAATTGCCTACCTGATGGTGTTGTTATACTACCTTTTTCTAGAGCTTCTTTAGCCAATCTGGAATGCCAAAGT